ACTTCGAGCTGTCGCCGGACCTGCTGGCCGACCCAAAGTGGGGCGCGCTGGCAGCCGGTGCCTTCTGGGCGGCGCGCAGCCTCAACGACCTGGCCGACGCCGGCGATTTCCGCAAGATCACGACCCGGATCAACGGGGGCCAGAACGGCGCCGCTGACCGGAACGCCCGTTATGCCGCGGCGCTGAAGGTGTTCGGCTGATGGCCGTGGACTGGCAGGCCATCGGAACAGCCGTCGGCGGGCTGGTGCTGGGCGCCGGCGGCGTCGGGCTGTGGTGGCGCAAGCAGGTGGTGGAGAACGCGCGCCAGGGCGCCGAGGTGGACGTGATCCAGCTGATGCGGGACGAGATCGCACGGCTGGGCGCGCGCGTCGGCTCCTTGGAGGCGCGCGAGGGCAGGATGATCCGCCACATCTACAGGCTGGAAGGGCTGATGCGCGGGTCCGGCATCGAGCCGCCGCCGTTCGACTTGGACAGCGACACGATCCGCGCAGGCGGGAGCGACTGATGATCAACCAACAGCCCGCATGGGGCCGGAGCACGATGTGAACGACCAGACCATCGAACAGGAAATCCAGGCCAAGGGCCTGACCGCCCCGCGAGTGACGCCGGATGCCATTGAGGCCGAGATCGCCAGCGAGCACTACTTCACGGCGCAGAACGGAGTATGGGGCGCCACCCCTGGGTTCGATCCGCTGCCCGAGAACTATCAGGAGCTCGGCCTGCTGACCTTCTGTGTGCTGCGCCTGCGCAACGGGTTCACCGTCACGGGTGAGTCGGCCTGCGCCAGTCCGGAGAACTTCGACGCCGAGATCGGCCGCAAGATCGCGCGGCAGAACGCTGTTACGAAGGTCTGGCCGCTGCTGGGCTTCCGTCTCCGCGATCAGCTGTCGGCATGAACATCGACCCGCTGCGTCCCTACGCCAACCTGATCCGCTGGGTTGCTGTGGCTGTGTTGGCCGTCGTGCTGATCGCCCTGGGCTATCGCTGGGGTGCCTCCCACTGGAAGGGCGAGTACACCGCCGAGGTCAAGGCGCGCGCGGCCGAGAACGCGCAGCACGCGGCGACGCTGCAGCAGCTGGCCGATGCCACCGCAGCCGTGGCCGAGAAAGCCAAGGCTGCATCCGTCGCCCTGGCGACGAGCCGGGCGGAAGCCGATGCCCGGTACAACGAGGCTCTGAACGATGCGAACCGTGCTCAACGTGACCTTGCTGCTGCTCTGCGCCGTGGCGATGTGCAGCTGCACCCACAGTGGTCCTGTGCTGCGGCCCGACCCCTCGCCGGTGGTACTGCCCCCGATGCCGTCAAAGCCAGTGCCGCAGGGCGCGCAAACAGCGCGGCGCGAATTGTTGGCGCAGCCGACGCCGACGCGGCCGTGATCGAGTGGCTGTGGGCTGGGTGGCAGGCTGACCGTCAGGCGGTGATCGCTGCCGGGTGTGCTGTCGAGGCGCAGTGATGGCAAGGCCGAGCAAGAAAACCAAGGCAGTGGTGGATGCCATCTGCGCCAGGCTGGCCGAGGGCGTGCCGCTGACGGTTATCTGCCGGGATGAGGGAATGCCGGCTCCGCGAACCGTCCGGGACTGGATGGAGAGCGACACGGAGGTTTCCGCCGCCATCGCACGCGCGCGCGAGGAAGGCGAGGAATGGCTGGCGGCCGAGTGCCTGGAGATCGCCGACACGCCGGTCGAGGGCGTGGTGGAGAAGATGGCCCTGACGGATGCGGGCGATCTGGTCGTGGTCGAGAGCCGGAGGGAGGACATGCTGGGCCACCGCAAGCTGCGGATCGAAACCCGCCTGAAGCTGCTGGCGAAGTGGAACCCGAAGAAGTGGGGCGAGCGCGCGACCATCGAGCACCAGGGCAAGATGACGCTGGAAAGCCTTGTGGCTGGGCTGGAAGCCACGGATAGCAAGTGAACCCGGCGGCGGTCCGGGCGAGCCAGCGCATCCGCGAGTGGCGCGCCGATCCGGTCAAGTTCGTGGTGGAGGTGTTCGGGGTAACGCCCGACGCATGGCAGGCGGACGCGCTGACTCTCCTCGGAGGGCCAGCGAGTCCGAACCGGAAGCTGTGCATGAAGGCCTGCACCGGCCCCGGCAAGTCAGCAACGCTCGCCTGGGTGGGCTGGCATCGCCTGTCGTGCTTCGCGGCCAGGGGAGAGCACCCGAAGGGCGCGGCGCTGTCGATCACCGCCGCGAACCTGAAGGACAACCTATGGGCCGAACTGTCGAAGTGGCGGGCGCGCTCGGAGTTCCTGAGCGAGGCGTTCACCTGGACGAAGGAACGGATCTACGCCAACGACCACCCGGAGACGTGGTTCCTGTCGGCGCGCTCCTTCGCCAACGACGCGGATGCGGAGGCGATTGGCCGGGCGCTGTCGGGCCTGCATAGCCAGTTCCCTTTCATCCTGCTGGACGAAACGGGCGAGATGCCTGCCGCGGTGGGAAAGGCGGCCCAGCAGATATTCACCGGGTCGCCAGTGGATGCGCTGATCGCCCAGGCGGGAAACCCGACCAGCACCACCGGCCTGCTGTACGAGTCGTGCAACGGCGGGTGGGACGAGATCACCATCACCGCCGATCCGGCGGACCCGAAGCGTACGCCGCGCGTGAGCGTGGAGCATGCGCAGGAGATGATCGACCAATACGGGCGCGACAACCCGTGGGTGATGGCAACGATCCTCGGCAAGTTCCCGCCGGGCGGCTTCAGCTCGATGATCGGCATCGAGGACATCGAGAAGGCCATCAAGCGGCAGTACCGCGAGGAGCACTACAGGCGCGAGGCGGTCATCCTCGGCGTGGACGTGGCAAGGCAGGGCGATGACCAGAGCGTAATCGCGCGACGGCAGGGCCGCGTGCTGTTCCCGCTGCAGTCGATGCGCATCCCGGACACGGTGCTGGTGGCCGCCCAGGTGTCGATGGCCAAGGACACGCACAAGGCCGACGCCATGTTCGTGGACGAGACGGGCGGATACGGTGCCGGCGTGGTCGATGACCTCCGGCGCCGTAGCTACTCGCCCATCGGCGTCCAGTTCGGCGGCAGCCCAACGGACAGCCGGTACTTCGACAAGCGCAGCGAGATGCTGTTCAAGGCATGCGAGTGGATCAAGGAGGGCGGAGTACTGCCCAACGATCCGGAGTTGAAGGCAGAGCTGCTGGCGCTGCGCTTCGTGTACCAGCGCGACAAGTTCCGGGTGATCCCGAAGGAACTCATCAAGAAGGAGCTGGGGCGCTCGCCGGACAAGGCGGACGCGCTCGGGCTGACCTTCGCATTCCCCGTCGCGCCCGGCATGGGCAACGGCGGACAACCAGGGCGCGCCCGCACGATGGACGACGTTCACCACGAGGACTACTGAGATGTGCTTCAGCAGCGGACCCAAGCCGAAAACTCCGGTCTATATCAACCGCACGCCAGGGCAGGGCGAGGACATGAACAACGCGAACCTGGCCGAGCAGCGCCGCCGCCGTCAGCTGGCGGCCGGGCAGGAGTCCACCCTGCTGACCGGTGCGCAGGGCGACACGTCCACCGCCGACACCGCGCGCAAGACGCTGCTGGGGCAGTGACATGATGGCCGCCGCAATCGCGCCTACCCGGACTCTGGCGCAGCAGCTTTGCCAGCGCTTGTCCGAGCTGAAGACTGAGCGTTCCAGCTGGGATTCCCACTGGCGCGAACTGGATCAGATGGTGCAGCCGCGCTCGACCCGCTTCCTGGCGAGCGACCGGAACAAGGGCGGCAAGGCGAACCAGAGCATCCTCAACAACCAGGCCACCCGATCCCACACCCGCCTCGCCAGCGGGCTGAAGTCCGGACTGACCAGCCCGTCCATGCCGTGGCTGAAGCTGGCGCCGGCGGACCAGCTGCTGGGCAGCACCTACGACGTGCAGGTGTGGCTGGACGACTCTACCGACCGCGTGCTGTCCGCGTTCGCCAGGTCCAACTTCTACACCCAGATCGATCTGGTGTACGAATCACTCGGCCTCTACGGCCCGGGGGCCATTGGCATCTACGAGGACGACACCGACGACATCCGGTGCGAGTTCTATCCCGTGGGCAGCTACTACGTGGCGTGCAGCCGGTCCACTCGCATCGACACCTTCTACCGGGAGTTCCAGCAGAAGGTCATCGAGATGGTGTCCGAATACGGGCTGGAGCAGTGCAGCCAGCCGGTCCAGCAGGCCTACCAGAACAACAACCTGGACGCGATGTTCGACGTGCTGCATGTGGTGGAACCGAACGTCGGGCGCAAGCACGGCAGCGATCTGTCGAAGGACAAGGCATGGCGCAGCTACTACCTGGAGCCGAGCCAGGCGGCGCAGAACAAGTTCCTGCGCCAGTCTGGGTTCGATGAGTTCCCGATCATGGTCCCGCGGTGGCGCCAGCTGGGCAATGAGGCATACGGCCGCTCTCCGGCCATGGATGCGCTCGGGGACATCAAGGAACTGCAGTACCACGAGCGGAAGAAGAAGCAGGCGCTGGCGAAGATGGTTGAGCCGCCGCTGGTCGGGCCGACGGGCCTGATGAACCGGCGGGTGAGCACGGTCCCGGGCGACATCACCTACTACGACGAGCAGAACGGCACTCCCGGCCTGCGCCCGCTCTACCAGGTCGATTTCGATCTGCAGGGCTGTCGGGTGGAGATCGCCGCGATTGAGGGGCGCATCCAGGAAACGTTCTACGAGGACGTGTTCCGGGCGATCACCAACATCCGGGCCGGCAACGTGCGCGAGCTGGAGATCCAGGAGCGTGTGCAGGAACGCATGATGCAGATGGGGCCGATCCTGAACCGGCTGAACGACGAGCTTCTGGACCCGGCGGTGGATCGCGTCTTCAGCATCCTGGCGCGTCGCGGGAAGCTGCTGCCGCCGCCACCCGATCTGGAAGGCGTTGACCTGAAGATCGAGTACATCTCGGTCCTGCAGCAGGCGCAGCGCCAGGCAGGGCTGACCGACCTGCAGACGTGGCTGTCCTTCCTTGGCAACGTCGCCGGCATCTACGGTCCGGACGCGCTGGACGTGACCACGCCGGACCAGGTGATGGACATGGCGGCGGAGAAGCTGGGCGTGGAGAAGCGCCTGATGACCAGCGGCGAACAGCGTGCAACGGCCCGGGAGATGCGCGCACGGCAGCAACAACTGCAGCAGATGGCATCGCTCGCCCAGCCGGCGCAGCAGGCCACGCAGGCGGCCAAGAACATCGCCGAGATGCCAGCGAACAGCGCCATCGCTGCCGCGCTCGGGATGGGGGGCTAACCATGGGGGACACCAACCGCAAGCGGGCCGCGCGCAAGGCGGAGCGCCTGAGCAACGACCTCCGCGAGGTGGGGAGTACAGCCGCCGGCATCCGCGTTTTCCGTGCACTGCTGGAGGGCCATGGCGTCCATCGGACCAGCTACGTCCCCGGGAGCCCGACGCAGACGGCATTCAACGAAGGAGACCGCAATGCGGGTCTCCGGCTGATGGCATTGCTGGACGAGGCAGACCCGTCCATCTATCAGCGCATCATCAACCTGGAGCAGGAGCAGAAGAACAATGAGCGGAGAGAACGAGAGCGTGCAGCAGCCGACCGAGGCGGCGACGGAGACGAGCCAGGCCACGCTGATGGCTGAAGGCGGCGACCAAGGCACCCCCGCGGGTGACCTACCGCCGACCGGCGACGGCAACGTGCAGGGTGATCCGCCGGCGGCCGGCGGCGGCGACGATGGCAATCCCGATGGCGGTACGGAGAACAGCGCACCGGAGACCTACGAGTTCAAGGTTCCCGAGGGCATGGAGGGGCTGACCATCGATCAGGCGATGGCCGATCAGTTCTCTCCGGTGTTCAAGGAGCTGGGCCTCAACCAAGCGCAGGCGGACAAACTGGTCGCGGCATACGCCCAGAAGGTGGCCGCCGATACCCAGACCGCGCAGGACGCCATGGTTGCCGAATGGCAGGGGCGCGTTCGTGGCTGGGAGGAGTCGGCGCGAAAGGATGCCGAGTACGGCGGCGCGGAGTTCGACGCGAACCTGAGCATCGCCAAGCAAGCCCTGCAGCGGTACAGCACCCCCGAGCTGGATGCGCTGCTCATCGAGACCGGCCTGGGCAGCCACCCCGATTTGGTCCGCGCGTTCGTGCGGATCGGCAAGGCAACGGCCGAAGATCGGCCCACGCCATCGTCCGATACCGGCGGACAGCCGGCGAAGGACCACGCGTCGGTGCTTTACGGCACCAGCAGCAGCTAAGACGCGAACCGAAGTACCCGTAAATCACGGCCGCCGAAAGGCGGCTTTTCCATTTCAGGAGAGTAAAAAATGGCAACTGTCGGTAATACCTACCTGACCCTGGCGGACGTGTTCAAGCGCACCGACTCCGACAAGCAGATCGCTGCGGTTATCGAACTGCTGGCCCAGACCAACCCGATCCTCCAGGACATGATCGTCAAGGAGTGCAACGATGGCACCACCCACCTGACCACCGTTCGCACCGGCATCCCCGAGGCGACGTGGCGCATGCTGTATCAGGGCGTGCAGCCCACCAAGAGCACGACCGCGCAGGTCCGCGACGCCACTGGCTTTGCCGAGGCGTGGAGCGAGATCGATGCCAAGCTGTACGACCTGACGGGGGACAAGGCGGGACTGCGCCTGTCCGAGGCCTCCGCGTTCCTGGAGGGTCTGAACCAGGCGATGGCGACTTCCCTGTTCTACGGCGACCAGGCGACCTCGCCGGCCAAGTTCACCGGCCTGGCGCCGCGCTTCAACAAGCTGGCGAACAGCGGCTCGGGCGCGCAGATCGTGGACGCAGGCGGCACCGGCTCGGACAACACCTCCATCTGGTTCGTGGTGTGGGGCGAGAACACCGTCACCGGCCTGTACCCGAAGGGCAGCAAAGCGGGCGTGTCGCGCGAGGACAAGGGCGTCCAGACCAAGAGCCTGCCCGATGGCTCGGTGTACGACGTGGTGCGCGAGAAGTTTCAGTGGGACATCGGCCTGTCGGTGCGCGACTACCGTTACGTCTCCCGCATCTCCAACATCGACGTGTCGAACGTGGAGGGCGGTTCGGTGGACCTCTACAAGTTCATGCGCAAGGCCTACTACAAGCTTCACCAGCGCCGTGTCATCGGCGGAAAGGCGGCCATCTACCTCAACAAGGACATGCTGGAGGCGCTGGACGCGCTGGCTACCAACGCCGGCACCACCGACAACTTCGTGCGCCTGACCCGCAAAGAGGTGGAGGGCGAGGAAGTGCTGACCTACCGTGGCATCCCGCTGCGCGAGTCGGACGCGCTGCTGAACACCGAAGCCCGCGTGGTCTGACCGACCGCGTAACCAACCGGGGGCGGGCTCCGGCCCGCTCCTCGTTAAGTCATTCGAGGAGCACATCACCATGATTTTCGACAAGCAGAACCTGTTCTCGGAAGGGCAGGCGATCACCGCTACCGCGGCATCGACCAACGTCATCGACCTGGGCAAGACCGGCACCGTTGCCGGCGAGGATGCGGCGCTGAAGCGCGACATCGGGCCGGGCACGCCGATCCCGCTGCGCGTGCAGGTCGTGGAGGGCTTCAACACGCTGACCAGCCTGGGCGTCGCCCTGCAGGTATCGGCCGACGAGGCGTTCACCGCGCCGGTCACCGTGAACAGCCAGACCCTCACGCTGGCGGAGCTGACCGCCGGCGCGGTGTTCGGCGGCCTGTACTACGTCCCGCGCGGCACCAACCTCCGCTACGTCCGCCTGAACTACACCGTCACCGGCACTGCGCCGACGGCGGGCAAGATCACCGCCGGCATCGTGGCGGGCCATCAGGAGAACCAGCTGTGAGCGGTGGCATCCCGGTGGTGGCCATCCGTCGCGGGTTCTACGGATCGCTGCGTGAGGAGGGCGAGCCCTTCAGCGTGGAGAGCGACAAGGAAGTCGGGAAGTGGATGCAGCGGGTCGAAGGCGCCCCGCCGGCATCGGACGCGGACGAGAAGGCCGATCTCATCAGCCGTGCCAAGGAGCTTGGCATCCCGGCTGGCGGCAACTGGGGAATCCAGAAGCTGAAGGAAGCCATCGCCGAAGCCGAGAAGGGCAAGGGCGAGTAAGGCGCCACGCAACGGCAACCATGAGGCCGCCTTCGGGCGGCCTCTTTCTTGGAGCAGACCATGAAACTCGTTTCCATGAAGCGGACCGAGACCGACAAGTCCGACAGCGCGCAATGCTCGCCGTGCGAGGACCACATGCCCGACTACCCGTGGGGCACCAGGCTCAACCTCGATGAGGAGCAGCTGGAGAAGCTGGGCATCAAGACGATGCCGGCCGCGGGCGCAACGGTCTGGATCGAGGCGCGCGGAATGGTCGTCGGCATGCGCGAGGAACAGATCGACGGGAAGCTGCGCCGTGGGCTGGAAATCCAAATCACCGACCTTGCGGTCGATGCCGGCCCCGGCGAGTCGGCAGCCAAGACGCTGTACGCGGAGACCTGATCCATGCTGTCGCCGATTTCCATCTCGAACAGGGCACTGGCCCAGATTCGGGCGGGGACCACCATCGCCAGCCTGGACGAGAACTCCGTAGAAGCCAACGCCTGCGGTCAGTTCTACGAGGTCGCACGCGACACCGCTCTGGCCGCTTACCGGTGGGCGTTCGCGCGCCGCTACTTGGCGCTGGCGCTGCTACCGAACATACCGCCTACCGGCTTCCGGCTCGCCTATCGCTACCCGGGAGATTGCGTCGATGCGATCTCCATCAGGCCCATGCAGGCCGTGTCGGCTCCTGTTCCGCCGGGGCTGCTGGGTGGGGATGAGTGCGCGGCCGGCGTGCCATATGCCGCGCTGGAAGCACGGGGGGCGACTGGCTGGCCGTTCGATGTGGCCTCCGACGACGTGGGGCAGATCGTGCTGACCAACGCCGAGCAGGCCGTGCTGGAGTACACCGCGCGCGTGGAAGACCCTGCGCAGTGGAGCGTTCCCTTCCAGCAGGTCGTGGTGTTCCTGCTGGCGTCGTACATCGCCATCCCGGTGACCGGTAAGCAGGAGCTGGCGACGGCGAACATGAACCTCTACAAGGACGCGCTGCCGAGCGCGCGACTCCACAGCGTCGCCCAGGGCTTCCAAGACCCGCTTGTTCCGGCGTCTGGGGTGGAGGCGCGGCGATGAGTTCGATGACCCAGCCGTCGTTCGCAGGTGGCGTCGTCTCGCCTTCGGTCGCCGGGCGCGTGGATCTGGACCTGTACCAGAACAGCCTTGCCGTCGGGATCAACTTCATCGTGCAGCGCACGGGCGGCATCGCCAACCGACCCGGCTACGAGTTCGTCGGCCCCGTCATCAACGGCGCTTTGAAGTATCGGCTGATCCCCTTCAGCTTCAACACGGAACAGAACTACGTGCTGGAGCTGGGTGAGCTGACGATGCGTGTCATCAAGGACGGCGCCTACGTGCTGGATGGCACCGGTTCGCCGTTGCAGGTGGCTACGCCCTGGTATGTGGCCGACGTGTTCCGCCTGCAGATCACCCAGTCCGCCGACGTGATGTGGGTGACGCACCCGGCATACCCGACCCAGCGGATCAGCAGGTCCAGTCATAGCAGCTGGACCGTCGCGCCGTACGATCTCGCGCCACCGCCGTTCCAGGGCGGCAATGCCGACAAAACGGTGACCGCTTACGCCAGCGGCGCCACCGGAACGATCACCATCACCGCGTCGGAGCCGGTGTTCGTGGACAGCGACGTGGGCGCCTGGTTCTCCCTGGACATCGCCGACTACGGCAGCCTGATCCCGTGGGCCTCTGACACCGTGTTCTCGGTCGGCGACTACTGCTACAGCGACCAGAAGATCTACAAGGCCATCGACAAGTTCACGTACGGCAGCGCGGGGTACACCAACTGGCGCACGGGTGGATCGCAGCCGATCCACACCGAGGGCGCGGCATGGGACGGGCAGGGCGCCTATCAGTCCGGCGACACCGGGACCAGCTACAACATCGGCTTCAAGTGGCAGTACGTCTGCAAGGGCTTTGGACTGGGCAAGATCACCGCCGTATCCAGCGACGGTAAAAGCGCCACGGTTGAGGTGGTCGAGGAGTTCCCGCCGCCGGTCATCGGCCCGGGAAATGCCAGCTACAGGTGGGCGCTGAGCGCCTTCGGGCCGGGCACTGGCTATCCGGCGGCGGTGGCGTTCTACCAGCAGCGCCTGTCGCTGGCGAACACGCTTGCGCAGCCACAGACGCTGTGGATGAGCCGGACCAACGCCTACAACGACCACGGCGCGAGCCGGCCGACGGAGGACGACGATGCGGTGTCCTTCACCATCGGCAGCCGGCAGGTGAACGAGATCCGGCACATCGTCCCGCTCCAGGTCTTGTTGCTGCTGACCAGCGGTGGCGAGTTCAAGGTCACCGGCGGAAGCAATGGGGTCATCACCCCCGCGTCGCCTGTGGTCGATCAGCAGGGCGCGCGCGGCAGTTCCTACGTCAGCCCCTTGGTCATCGGCTCAACGGCCCTGTACGTGCAGGAAAAGGGCAGCGTGGTCCGTGATCTTGGCTACCAATACAGCAGCGACAGCTTCACTGGCGACGACCTGAGCGTGCGCGCCTCGCACTACTTCGATGGCTACACCATCACCGATTGGGCCTACTGCCAGGTGCCGTGGTCGGCCGTGTTCGCGGTCCGCAACGACGGCAAGCTGCTGTGCCTGACGTACATGCGCGAGCAGCAGGTCATTGCCTGGACGATGCTGGAGACCAGCGGTGCCGTGGAGAGCGTGGCGGTGATCGGCGAGGGGGACGAGGACGTTCTTTACCTGTCCATCCGCCGGCAGGTGGGCGGGCAGACGGTCCGCTATGTTGAGCGCATGCACAGCCGCTGGTTCAGCGACCGCGCGGATGCCTTCTTCGTGGATTCGGGGCTGACCTACGACGGGCGGAACACCGGCAACACGACGGTCACCATCACGGCGCCGGACTACTCGCAGGGAAATCCGCTCACGGCTACGTTCACGGCCGAGTTCCTTGAATCCAGCCATGTGGGCAAGGTGATCCACGTCATGGACCCCGGCGTAATCGACATGGATTCGCCCCACAAGGTGATGCTGCTCCAGATCGAGGAGGTGGTGTCGGCCAACATCGCAACCTGCGTTGCCCAGCGCGACGTGCCGGAGTCCTTGCGAAATGTGCCCAGCGCGAACTGGGGAATCGGGGTATTCAGCGTGGCCGGGCTGGACCACCTGGAAGGCGAGACGGTGGCGATCCTTGGCGACGGCGCCGTGAAGACCCCCAAGAAGGTAACCGGCGGCGCGGTGTCCCTGGACTATTCCGCCGTGGTGATCCATGCAGGCCTGCCGTACAGGGCCATTGCCCAGACCCTCGACCTGTACACCCAGCTGCAAGGCGAGTCGATGAGGTCGAAGCGGCGCAGCATCAGCAAAGTCTCGCTGCTGTGCGAGGCGTCGGCGGGCGTGAAGATCGGGCCATCTGTGGACAAGGTGGTGACGGCCAAGCAGCGCGACTATCAGTTCTACGACCAGACCGCCGGCCTGCGCACGGGGATCATCGACGCCACCTATCCGGGCGGTTGGGATCAGTCGGGGCGGATCACCATCCTGCAGGACGATCCGCTGCCGCTGACCGTGCTGTCCGTGACGCCGGAGTTCGCCATTGGCAACTGAGGTGATCCCGGTTACCGCTGGGCATGTGGCCGACCTGCTGGCGAACGTGCGCGCGCCAGACGTTGCCGAGTTCTGGGCCGCCGGGCATGTGACGCCGGAGCGCGCCGTGGAGATGTCGCTGAAGTTCAGCCGGGAGGCGTGGGCGGGCGTCGATGGCGACGAGTTGCTGTACATCTTCGGCGTCGCTGGCGCGTCGCTGCTGTCGGACCGTGGCACGGTCTGGATGATCGGGCACAGCCGGCTGGACACCCACGCCGGAGCGTTCCTGCGCGGGTGCGGCGCGCAGGTCCGGGCGATGCTCCGTCGCTACGAACACCTGTCCAACTGGGTCGATGCCCGCAATGCGCGCGCCGTTCGCTGGTTGCGCTGGCTGGGTTTCTCCATTCATCCCGCGGTGCCGCACGGCGCTGACGGCCTGCCTTTCCACTATTTCGAGATGAGCCGCGCCGATGTGTGAGCCGACTACCATCATTGCAGGCACGATGGCGCTGGTCAGCGCCTACGCGAGCTACCAGCAGAACGCATCGCAGGCCAACGTCTACGACGCCCAGGCGCAGGCGCAGGCCGAGCAGGCGCACCAGCAGGTGCAGGAAGGTGCCTCGCGCGCCTTCCAGGAGCGTAGGCAGGCCCGGAGCGTTGGCGCCTCCCAGAACGCCGCGCTGGCCGCCAACGGTGTGCAGCTCGCCGGTGGCAGCGCCTTCAACGTGCTGGCCGACACCTTCAACGAAGGGGAGTCCGCGGCGGCCATGGAGATTGGGAACGCCTACAACCGGGCGACCACCACGAACTGGAACGCCAATATCTCCCGCACGTCGGCGCGGAATCTGCGCTCCAACAACCTCAGCACCTCCCTGCTCACGGGGGCCAGCACCTTCGTCAACGCGGGCGGCCTGCAGGGGATCAACAACATGCGCTCCAAGACCGCAGGCCGGGGGAATTACTGATGCCGCGCGTTCCTACCTATCGCACGAACCCGACGTTCCAGGCTGCCGGCACCCCGGATTTCGGGGCACTTCGCCAAGACCGCAGTGCCGAGGAGGTCGCCCGCTCTTTGGGCCAGATCGGCGAGGGCGTCTTGCGGCAGATCCGCGAGAACGACGAAACCAACCTGCTGGCCTTCAGCAACCAGCTCCTGCAGAGCAAGCAGCGCCTGCTGAACGATCCGGACAACGGGTTCCTTGGCACGCAGGGGTTGGACGCGCAGAACAAGCGCGAAACCGTCACGCAGGAGTGGGGGCAGCAGGTCGAGTCGGCCATACAGGGGCTTCCCGACCGCGTGCGCGCGAAGGCCCAGCAGATGGCGAGCAAGTACACGCTCGATCTCGACGGCGACGTGGACCTGCATGTGCGCCAGCAGAACAACGCCTATCGCACGCAGGTGTACCGGGACACGCTCGCCAGCACCACCAGCGAAGCGGTGCTCAACTACTCCGACCCGGCGCGAGTACGGGAACAGGCCGAATCGGCAGCCATTGCGACCCGGCTGGAGCGCCGGCGCCAGGGGCTGCCGGAGGATGATGCCGCGCGCGCCGCATCGAGCGCCGTCTACCAAGCGGCTCTTGAGCGCCAGGCCGGCAACGACATCCTCGGCGCCGAACGTCGCTACTTCGAGTTGCTGGAGGCCGGAGACCTGACGGGCGAATCCGCAGCGGCACTGGACCGCGTTCTCCATCCCATCGCCCAGGATGCGGAGGCGACGGAGTTAACCAATGTCCTCCTCAACGGCGGCACCCTGAATGTCGGCGCGGGTGGTGCCGACGTGGACGCCCTGATCGTTGGTCTGGAGAGTGGTGGTGACGCTGCGGCGCGCAACCCCGCAAGTTCGGCGACCGGCGCCGGGCAGTTCCTTGACGGGACGTGGCTGGAGCAGGTGCGCAAGAATCGCCCCGAGCTTGCCCAAGGCAAGTCCGATGCTGAGATACTGGCACTCCGGACCGACCCGAAGCTGTCGCGGGAAATGGTGGCCGCCTATCGTGAGCAGAACACGCGCCAGCTGCGTGCTGCAGGTGTTCCTGCGACTGCCGCCAATGTGTACGCAGCGCACCACTTCGGCGCCGCCGGCGCGGTGGCATTCGCCAAGGCCACGCCGGAAACGCCAATGTCCAGCATCCTGAACCCGGCGGCCATTGCGGCGAACAAGTATCTTCAGGGCAAGACCAAGGCGGACGTGCTGACGAACTGGCAGCGCCGGGGACTCGATGCCGGTGCGGGTCAGGTGACGATAGCCGCACCGGCCCAGAGCGAGGCTGAGTTCCTGCAGCGCGCACAACAGCTGATCCCAGACCCGCGAATGCGCGAGGCGATCATGGCGAAGGGACGCCTCCATTTCGGTATCCAAGACGCCCAGCAGGCAGCGGAGAAGAAGGCGACGAGCGAACGCATCTACACCGCGCTGGCGAACAACACCGATCCGACTGCATCGCTGTCGCAGCTGGTGAGTCCTGCGGACTACGCCGTCCTGGCCAGGAACGGCCAGCTGCCGTCCTTCGAGAACTACCGCCGGGCGATCCTGGAAGGACGCCTCATCAACGACAACCCGGTGCTGGCCGACGTTCTATACCGGGAATCGGCGCTCTCCCCCGATGCCTTCCAGCGCCGCGATCTCCATGCGTTGGCGGACCAGCTGAGCACGGGAACGCTGACCGAGCTGCTCAACCGCCAGCGGACGCTGGGACAGCGCGACGAAGCCGCCCAGAAGGACTGGATGACCGAGGATCAGCGGGTCAACTCCGGCCTGACGATGCTGGGCATTGGTCGAGAGGGCGATGCCACGGGCAAGGGTTCCGACAAGAAGAACGCCGACAGAGAGAAGCAGCGCGGCGAGTTCCGGATCGCCTACAACAATGCCGAGCGGGAGTTCATGCAGCAGAGCGGCGGCAAGCGCCCGACTCCAGAACAGGCCGACGTGCTGGTTCGCAGCGTCGCGCGTCAGTTCGCCGGCCGGATGAAGGCCGGCACCACCAACGTGTACAGCACGGGTGCCACCTATGCGCCGCGTATCTCCGAAGCTGACCGGCTCCGAGTGCGGGCCGCCTACCAGCAGAAGTACGGCAGGCCGCCCACGGACGCCTGGGTTACCCAGTACATCCTCGACGCAAGCAAGGAATCGAATCAGTGACCGACATCCTGGACGGATTTGACGAGCGATCGGACCGACTGGAGGACGAGCGCGGCCAGCGCCTGCGCGCCGCAATGCTATCGAACGGCGCCGTCGATCCCGCTGCAGCTGCGCGCGCCAATGCGCTTTCGGACAAGACCGGGACGCCATTCGGTGTCGTCGCCGACAACCTGGGCGACTACGAGCAGCAGGACCGACTGGATCGTGTGGCCGCCGTCGGCGGGCGTTCGCCGGTCGTCGGGGACTTCCTGAGCGATCCGCGCCGGATGGCCTTGGCCGGAGACGAGGCCGAGAAGGTGGCCGACTATGCCAACTCGCTGGTGACCGGTGAGGTGCGTCCGGCTCCGGAGCCGAACATCTTGGAGCAGGTGATCGGCGGCATCGTCAGCGGCTGGCAGCGAGGCAAGGCGAACGCGCTGTCCCTGCTGCCAGATGGCCCGGCGGTGGTGGATCCAGCGACCGGGCGCCTGACTACCGATCGGTCGGCAGAGGAAGCGGCGCTGCGTGCTGACCAGGAGCGCCGGGCACAGGCCGCGGACGTGACCAGTGCCAGCACCGAACGGGGGTTCCAGGCCTTCGATCGGGCGAACAAGGCCGGCAGCTTCGGCGGTGCTGTGCGCGAGCTTGCCGGCGGCGGAACCGACACGCTGGGCGCCATCGCTGTCACCCTGGGGCAGTCGATCGGCATGGGTGCGCCTGGATTGGCGTTGACGGCCGCCACTGGTGGCGGCAGCCGAGTGCTGACGGCGGCATCAGCCGGCACTGGTTCGGGGTTGACCGAGTTCGGCGCCAGCATCGCCGAGGCCATGCAGGACGCGAAGGTCGATCCGACCGACGCCTATGCGGTCGGCCAGTTCTTGCGCGACCCGCAGAAGATGGCCGCCGCGCGAGAGAAAGCGGCAAAGCGCGGCGTCGCCATCGGTGTGTTCGATGCCTTGACAGCCGGCGTGGCCGGTCACTTCATCAACAACGCCCGGCGCAGCGCGTCCTCGGCGGTGCTGCGTACT